CCGGGAGCAGGCGCACCAGGCCGAGGACGACTACAAGCGCTCCAGCACCCGTGCCGCAGACCGGGTGAACGGGGGCGGGGGGCAATCGAACGGTTCCGGCCTTCCACTGGTATTCACCGCTGCCATTGCCGAGACTGGCCGCATTGAGCGCGATCTAGGTTCGCTGCTGGACATTGCCCGCGCCGTGGCGGTCGATGACATTAGCCTGTCGCAATGGTGTGTGCAGAAATATGGCGGTCGGGAAAAGTTCGGCAACGACGGGAAGGTGATTGCCATTGTCCCCGCTGGCGACAAGCGGAACGTGGAATTTGCCCTACTCTTCCTGCAATTTGCTTCTGGGCGAATTGTCGCTTGACTTATGGCGGCAAATATGAAAGAGGATGTGTAGATGGCGCTTTTGCGCCCAGAAGGCCCGGCATTGCGTCGGGCTTTTTGCGTTTCGGCCCAAGGCGACTAGCCTCAAGCCATCCCCGCCCTCACGAGCAATCACAACGCCCGGCATAGATGGGCCTGCGTCGAGCGGCGGGGTAAAATTCGGAGAGCGCTATGGTCATTCACGCGGGCGGTAGAGGCCCAGGCCACATTGCGCGGTCCAATGTCGATCCTCCTGTGGTGGCATTGCGGGCGCTTGCTGCGTCTGGCGGTCAGTATCCGGCAATGAGCAGTCCTCCGACTGCCACGCTTGGGACTTCGGGCGCGGGCGTCCATGAGGTGCAGCGCTTCCCGACCAGTGGGCCTGCATACGTTTCTGTTATCGCAGCCGGCTCGACCGGCGACATCCAGTTCACCCCCGGCAGCGGAATTTAATACCGCGCCAGAACCACCAACCCGCAAGGGAGTGGGGAAAGCGAGAATGCAATGGCTGCCCGCAAACTCCGCCCATTCCATACCGATGAAATTAGGGCAAAGATTCAAGCCAGTCAGTTGATAAATCGCCTTACAGACCATGCACTTGGAAGAATTGAGCTTTCGCCAACGCAGATAAAGGCAATCGAGGTTCTGCTTAAGAAGTCAGTGCCAGATCTTTCATCTGTCCAACTGACCGGCCCCGGCGAGGATGGCGAGCACATTGTTGCCCAGCGGATCGAACTGGTTGGTGTGAGGCCAAGTGGTAACGGTTAGCATCAAGATACCGGACAAACTGGTTCCGGTGTTCGAGGGGGAGGCTGACACAAGGGGCGCTTATGGCGGGCGCGGTTCTGCAAAGTCCAGAACCTTTGCCAAGATGACTGCGGTTCGCGCCCATATGTGGGACAGGGCAGGGCGAGAGGGCATTATCCTTTGCGGTCGCCAGTTTCAGAACAGCCTTGCGGATTCCAGCATGGAGGAAGTCAAGGCGGCGATCCGCTCAGAGCCGTGGCTTGCTGCGCATTTCGACATTGGTGAGACCTACATCCGAACCAAGTCCGGCCGGATCAAGTATGTCTTCACTGGCCTTGACCGGAACATCGACAGCGTAAAGTCAACCAGCCGCATTCTGCTGGCGTGGATCGAAGAAGCCGAGAACGTCATTGAGGAAGCCTGGGTAAAGCTGATCCCGACGCTGCGCGAAGAGGACAGCGAACTGTGGATCACATGGAACCCGGAACTGGAAACGTCCGCAACCAACAAGCGGTTCTACAAGACCGCCGATCCGCGCTCCAAGATTGTCGAGATGAACTTCCGGGACAATCCGTGGTTCCCGGCAATCCTTGAGCGGCAAAGGCAGAAGGACAAGCGCGAACGCCCGCACCTTTACGGGCACATCTGGGAAGGCGAATTCCTCACCGCGCTTGAGGGGGCCTATTTCGGCGAGCATCTGGCAACCGCCAAGGACGAGGGGCGGATTGGCTTTGTTCCCGAAGACCCGCACCTGATTATAAGGCTGTTTGCCGACATCGGCGGGACGGGTGCCAAGGCGGACAATTTCGTATTCTGGGCCGCGCAATTCGTCGGCTTGGAGATCAGGTGGATCAACCATTACGAGGCCCAGGGACAGCCATTGGCGGCGCACCTCAATTGGCTCAGATCGCAAGGCTACACGCCTGATCGGTGCAAGATATGGCTTCCCCATGACGGGGACACACAAGACCGGGTGTTTGATGTTTCCTACCGCACCGCCCTTGAGGGAGCCGGGTATGCGGTCGAGGTGATACCGAACCAAGGCAAGGGCGCGGCAATGAACCGGATCGAGGCGGCGCGCAAGCTGTTCTCCCGGATGCGCTTTGACGAAAGCAGGACGGAAGCGGGGCGCAAGGCGCTTGGCTGGTATCACGAGAAGAAAGACGAAAAGCGCAACATCGGCCTTGGCCCGAATCACGATTGGGCCAGCCATAGCGCGGATGCCTTTGGCGCTGGATGCATCGCTTACGAAGAACCGCAAGTGCAGCTGGCAGAACCAGCCCATCACTATCATGCCGGGGGCTGGATGGGATGACTATGAAGTATCAGCCTTTCAGTTCGGTCATGCCAAAATTTCATAACGGGCTTCGGGTGGTGGAGCTTTTTTGTTCCAAAGCGGCCACGGACGGGCGGCTTTGGCGGATCGACTACAAGCCAAATGGGGCTGGATTCCCGCAGTATGGCGTTGATTATCGCGGCCCGCTTGACGGCGACGGCCTCGATAAGCCGCTAGAGGTTTTGAACGACATGATCGGGTCTGTTGCCGTGACTGCTGAAGCAGTCCGCTCGCACCCCGGCGCGAAAGGTTGGGTAAATGACTGAAGCGCCCAAGGCTGACAAGAAGGCCGATGAAAAGATTCTGCGCCTAGCCCGCGACACGTTCAAGCGCGCCAGTGAGCGCGAGCAGGACACGCGGCTAGAGGGCCTTGATGACCTGAAATTCGCAAGGCTTGGTGAGCAATGGCCCGATGCTATCAGGCGGCAGCGCGAAATTGATGGCCGCCCCTGTCTCACCATCAATAAAATGCCGTCCTTCATTCGGCAGGTTGTGAACGACGCGCGCCAGAACAAGCCCGCAATCACCGTAAACCCCGCAGACGACCGCGCCGATCCCGAAACGGCAGAGATTATCAACGGACTGATCCGCAACATCCAGGTAACGTCTGACGCGGACATTGCCACCGATACAGCGATTGAGAACGCCGTAAGCAACGGGTTCGGCTATTTTCGGATTGACATTGCCGAGGATGAGGACGGGGTTAAGGACATCGCCTTCGAGCGAATTTCTAACCCGTTTGAAGTCTATGGCGATCCCTATTCCGACGGCGCGGATTCGTCTGACTGGAATAGCTGCATCATCGCCAAGATGCTGTCTAGGGATGAGTTTGAAAACCGCTACAAGGGAAGCGAAGCGGTCGATTGGGATACCGCTGGATACACTGGCCTTCCCGCCCCATGGGTTGAAGGCGATGAGGTCATGGTGGCCGAGTTCTGGCACCGCGTTGACGGGACAGAGGGCGTTGTTGATCTGAGTGATGGAACGGTGGTCACTGCCGAATGGTGGGCTGCGAATGGTCAGTTCTTCATGTTGCAGGGGATCACTGCATCGGGTGTCCGCAAGCGCAAGACCAAGAAGGTCACGCAATACATCCTGACCGGGGCCGAGGTTCTGGAAAAGAACGATTGGCCCGGAAAATTCATTCCGATTGTCCCCGTTTATGGCGATGAAATCAATGTCGAGGGCAAGCGCTATTTCCGTTCGCTGATCTACCCGGCGAAAGACTCGCAGCGGATGCACAACTATTGGCGCACCACCGCCACGGAACTGGTTGCGCTTACGCCAAAGGCCCCGTTCATGATCGAAGAGGGGTCGATTGTTGGCCCCGCCAAATGGGCCACGGCCAACCATGTTGCCCACGCCTATCTTGAATACAAGAAGGGCGCTACGCCGCCGCAGCGCCAGCCTTTTTCCGGTGTTCCTGCCGGGGTGTTGCAAGAAGCCCTGAACGCCGCAGACGACATGAAGGCGATCATGGGGATTTACGACGCCTCTCTTGGCGCGCGTAGCAACGAGACCAGCGGGGTGGCTATCAATGCCCGCAAGCTGGAAGGGGATATCTCGACATTCCACTTCATCGACAACCTGACGCGATCTATCCGCCACGCCGGGCGCATTATCATTGACCTGATCCAAAAGGTTTACGCCGTTGAGCGGGTTATCCGGGTTCTCGGCGAGGACATGAAGCCCAAGAACGTCAAGATCGCCCCTGGCGCGGGCCAGAATGCCGAGCAAGTGGGCGTTGAGGACGACGGGGACGACCAGATGGCGGCAATGACCCGCGTTTTCGACCTGACGGCGGGCAAATATGACCTGATCGTCAAGGCCGGTCCGAATTACTCAACGCTTCGTGAGGAAACGCGCAAGGAGATTGTCGAGATCATCCGCGCGTTCCCGGATGCTGCCACGATCCTTGGCCCGATGTATCTGCGGCACTCCGATTGGCCGGGTGCTGATGAGGCGGCGGACAAGCTTGAGGGCATTACCGAAAACCAGCAAGCCGAGCAGCCGTCTCAGGCAGATATGTTGAAGGCGCAGAACGAGGCGCAAAAGAACCAGATTGCCCAGCAGGGCGTGGAAATCGACGAATATGACGCCGAGACCCGCCGACTTGCTGCACAGGCAAACATGATCCGGGCGGGTGCCAGACAGGCATTCGCCGGTTCCGCCGTGGATAACCCTTACTAGGAGACCCACACCCCACGCGCTGTGAAGCGCCAATTCCCATAGATGGACAACACCAATGGATACCGAGACCAATCTGCCTGAGGCAGAAGTCGAAGAAGCCGCAGACACCCTTGAACTTGAAGCAACGGACAACCCCGAACTAGAGGAATCCGAGGCTTCCGAACCGGAAACTGTCGAGATCGAGATTAACGGCAAGACCTATTCGGTCCCCGCTGATCTCAAAGACAGTTTCCTGATGCAGTCTGACTACACCCGCAAGACGCAGGAACTTGCCGCCGAACGCAAGGCACTGAGCGAAGCCAAAGAGCGCGTTCAGCAAGCCGGGGAAGCGGAAGTAACGGCCAAGGCGCGGGTGCTGGCCTATGAGGCTGCAATCAGTGAATATCAGGGGGTCGATTGGGATGCCCTTGAGATGCAAGACCCGGCGGCTGCCCAGCGGCATTTCCGCAAGTTCATGCAACTCAATCAGGAATTTGAAGGGGCAAAGGCAGAATACCAGTCCGCCGTTCAGCAACGCACACTCGAAACGCAGCAGGAAGCTGCCACGCGGATCGAGCAGGGCCTTGCGGAGTTGCAGCGAGACATTCCTGACTGGGGGCCAGCCAAAGCAGAAGAGCTTATGGCCTTCGGTGAAAAGCAGTTCGGGTTCAGCCGCGATTACATGGAAAGCATCACCGACCCGAAGCTGGTCAAGTTGATGAACTATGCATTCGTTGCCCAAAGCACTGCGAAAAAGCCGGTTGCGAATACCGAAAGCATCAAGCCTGCCTCGAAGGTGAAGGGTGGGGGCCAACCAATCGCTGGTCTCGATGATCGCCTAAGCCCCGAGGAATGGATGCGCCGCAGGGAAGCGCAGCTACGAAAGAAATGACGGGATTTTAGCCACGCCGGGAGGCGTTGCAGCCCACTTTTTTAGATGGACCTTTTACCATGGCGAATACCATTCTCACTCCTACCGCAGTGACCCGTGAGGCGCTGCGCATTCTCCACCAGAAGCTGAACTTCGTTGGCAACATTGTCCGCGAATACGACGACAGCTTCGCCAAGAGCGGCGCGAAGATCGGCGACAGCCTGAAAATCCGCCTGCCCAACCAGTACACCGTTCGTTCCGGTGCCACCCTGTCAACGCAGGACACCACCGAAACCAGCACCACGCTTCAGGTTGCCACCCAGAAGGGCGTTGACCTGAACTTCACCAGCGTTGACCTCACCCTTTCGCTGGACGACTTCTCCGAGCGCATTCTGGACCCGGCAATGTCGGTTCTTGCTGCGAACGTGGAAGCCGACGCCCTGTCGATGTATAAGGACGTTTACCAGTCGGTGTGGAACGGTGGCTCTGCCGCAACCTACAACAAGGCGCTTGACGCTCGCATCCTGCTGCAACGTGCGCTGGCCCCGGCCAATAACCGCACCGCGCTCATGGACTCGACCGCCATGGCCGACGTTGTGAAGGACACCAAGAGCCTGTTTAACGCTCAGTCGGAGATTGCCACGCAGTATAAGGAAGGCTACATGGGCCGTGCTGCTGGTTTTGACTGGATGGAGAACACGCTGATCCCGTCGCACACTCGCGGCGGTTCCAACGGCTCCTATCTGGTCAACGGCGCTTCGCAGACCGGCTCGACCCTTACGGTCGATACCGGCGCCAACGCTCCGTCTGCTGGTGACGTTATCACGATTGCCGGGGTTTACTCGGTCCATCCTGAAACGAAGGTCTCGACCGGTGTTCTTCAGCAGTTCGTGATCGGTTCGGGTGCCACCACCACCTCGTTCCCGATCACCCCGGCGATTGTCACTTCGGGTGCCACGCAGAACGTCTCGGGTTCGCCCGCCGACAATGCTGCTATCACCTTTGCGGGCACCGCCTCGACTGCTGTTGGCACTTCGCTGCTGTTCCAGAAGGAAGCCTTCGCGTTTGCGACTGCCGACCTTGTGATGCCGCAGGGTGTGGACTTCGCTTCGCGGCAGGTTCTGGACGGCATTTCGATGCGCATTGTCCGCCAGTACGACATCAACAACGACAAGTTCCCTTGTCGCCTCGATGTCCTCTACGGCTACAAGACGCTGCGCCCGCAGTTGGCCGTTCGTTACCACAACAACTGATAGGAAGGGGGCGGGGGAAACCTCGCCCCCTTACCTTCGCGGGGGTATGGAATGGCAACTGTAACCAGCTATTCTACATTGAAGGATGCGATCACCGAGGAAACGGATGGCCGCGCCCTGACCGCCTCGCTGGATCGCTATATCCAGTCTGCGGAAGGCGATATTCGCGCCTTTCTGTACAGGAACCCGGTTCGCCCGATGCGCGAGCGGGCCACCATTTCAATCGACGGTGAATCTGTGAGCGCCCCCGCCGGGATTGTGCGCCCTATCGCCGTTGAAGCGACCATTGACTCAAAGGTGGTGTATATCCCCTATGTGTCACCTGAGAACCTGTCCAAAATGCAGGGCAAGGCCACCGGTTCAACTGCCCCGTATGCCTTCACCCAGCTTGGCGGGGTTCTCCGGTTCTACCCTACCCCGGAAACCACCTATTCCGCCGTCCTGCACTATTATCAGGCCGTCTCTTCGCTGAGCGACAGCAATACCACGACATGGCTGCTCGATGACTTTCCGAACGTCTATCAGGCCGGTGCGCTGTATTACGCCTATCGGGACATGCCTGATATTGAAAAGGCGGGGTTGATGAAGGGGGTTTTCGATGAAGCCCTGCAACTCATCCTGAATGTTTACCCTGAGCATGATGAGGAAGTCACGCTTTCGGTCGATCCTGACATGCTGACGGGGCGATGGAATTGGCAGACCTTGTAATCCCGCTGGGGGAATTTCTCCCTGACCAGAACATCATCGGCGGCGGGCTTTCGGTGGCACGAAACGTGCTTCCCATTGTCGGGGGGTATGGCCCGCTCAAGTCGTTCCATTCGATCTCCGACGCCCTGACCAACACCTTTGCGGGTGGTGGTTCGTTTGTCGCCTCTGACGGCAATTCGTATCTGCTGGTTGGCACCGCCGACGGGCTTGAGAAGTATTCCGGGGGAACTTGGACCAACCTTGTAACCGGCATGACGGTAACGGGGCACTGGCGCTTCACGCAGTTTGGCGATTACGTTGTGGGCGTCAACGGAGCCGTTACGAAGGTGACTGCGCTTGCGGGGGGCACTGGCACCACCACGACGCTTACAGGTGCCCCAGCGGGCGTTTGCGTGGCAACCGTGGGCAATTACGTGGTCATCGGTCAGGATTCAAATGACCTGACCGGGATTTTCACCTCCGGGACCAACGATCACACCGATTGGGACATTGTTTCGGGCACGGCAACCTATCAGCCGATGCTTGATGGCGGCGAAGTCATGGGGCTGGCCGGGGGCGAATACGGGGTTATCCTCCAGCGCCAGCGATTGGTTCGTATGAGCGTGACCGGCGATGCAACTGCGCCGTTCACCTATGATCCGATTACAGACAACGTGGGGTGCGCCTCAAAGGGGTCGGTGTGTCAGGCTGGCAGGACGGTCTATTTCCTGTCTGATCGCGGGTTCATGGCGCTTGATGACGGGCAGGCATTGCGCCCGATTGGTTCGGTACGGGTTGACCGGACATTCCAGAGCCGGATTCCCGCAACCGACTATGAGCGCATTTTCAGTGCGGTCGATCCGCAGCGCAAGCTGGTTTATTGGATGGCCCCCGGCGCGCCGTCCTATGTGCTGATCTACAATTTCGCGCTTGATAAGTGGTCAGAGGCAGAATTTACCGCCGACGGGCTGTTCCCCGGCTTTACCAGTTCGACCGGGATCGACGATCTTGCCGTAACATATACCGACATCGACGCGATGACCATTTCGCTTGACGATCCGCGCTGGCGTGGCGGTGCCCCGGCGATGTATTTGGTCCAGACCGGTGAATTGGGCACGTTTGACGGCGCTGCACTGCCTTGCACGTTTGAAGGCTCGTTTGCCGAATACACACCGGGCCGCGTTAGCCGCTTCCGTTCGATCCGCCCGATTACCGATAGCCAAACAATGGGCGTGACCTTGGATTGCAGAGCACGGCTAGGGGACGCTGCAAACGTCACCACGGCATCTAGTCTGCGGACCAGCGGGATTATGCCCATTCGCTGCTCAGGGCGCTACACGCGCTTTAAATGGACCGACACGGGCACTTGGTTGTTCGCGCAGGGCATGGAACTGGAAGTGGAGGCAGGCGGTGAGCGCTAAGCCGATTCCAGAAACCGCCAATCGGCAGGACTGGCCGCGCTTGGTTGCGGCGGCGAACAGGGACCATGAAGACCGGATTAAGACGCTTGAAACAGGCGGCCTGACCCGCGCAAAGGGCAGATTTATTTATGGCTGACCTTTGGGGGGCGCTGGCGCAAGTCATCCCCGCTGCGACAACGCTAACGACCGGATACACTGTTCCGGCGGCGAAACGCGGCACCGTTGAAGTGATCATTTGCAACCGTGGGGGCGCTGCGACTGTTCGGCTTTCCCATGCTATCGGCGGGGCTGCTGATACGGGCGCGCAATACCTGCTGTATGACTTTGTTGTGCCAGCGGGTGAAACCAAAGTGACTGCACGGATAACAGTTGCCGCAACTGATGTCATTCGGGTTTATTCTACTACGGCAACAGTAGCATTCAACATTAACGGAATTGAAGAGGACGCATAATGTCAGCTACCAACGCATTCGAGACAGCGCTCTTGGCGCTGTACTTTAATAACACGGATCACGCCAACATCGGCGATGCTGCGGGCTTGCAGAACAGCGCCACGGCGGGTTCGTTTTACGTATCACTACACACCGCTGATCCGGGTGAGACGGGAACGCAGACAACCAGTGAAACGGCATACACCGGCTATGCACGGCTTGCGGTTCCACGTTCCGGCGCGGGTTGGACTGTCTCCGGCAATACGGTATCTAATGCCGCCGCGCTGACTTGGGGAACTTGCACTGCTTCGCCGGGTTCAAACATCACGCACTTTGGTATCGGCACGGACGTATCCGGCGGGGGCAACCTGCTGTTCAAGGGTGCCTTGGGTGCGGCTTATACTCCTGCGGTTTCCAACGCTCCAACTGCCGCCATTGGCGCAATTTCGACGGCTGCTGACTAATGACCATCACCACCCGCGACGAATTTTTCAATGCGATGGCGAACAACTCGTCGCGCGTTATTTTCGACAAGGTCAGTATCGGCAGCCAGACCGCCAACAGCTTTTGCTCGTTTTGGCGCGGCACAGGACAGCCGGGGCAAGGCGCGATCCCGACCACGGCGGCGGTTTGCAATGATAGCCTTTTGGGCGCGCTCCAATTCACGCAGCAGACCAGCCCCGCGACCAGCTACTTTAGCTTGCTGGAAGCAGTCACTTCAAACGCTTCGATGACGCTGGAAATCCACGACCGGCTTATGCACATGGGCGGCCTATCCGGCACCGTTACGACAGCACAGACGGTCAACCTTGATCTGGACGCTAACTTAGCAACCGATGATCTGGACGCGCGCAAGGGCGATGCGAACTACTCGGACGTGCAATGGTGGCTGGAATGGTACAGCGCCACTGGCAGTTCGGTGGTGACCGCGACGGTCAATGTCACCTATAATGATGGAACCAGCGGGAACCTGACCGCGCAATCACTAACAACAAGCCGGCCGGCTTCGCACATGATCCCGCTGAACGGGCTGATCCCGGCGGCGGACGGCGGTAAGTATATCCGCGATGTCAACACCGTAACGCTATCGGCCACCACAGGCATCGCTGGCAACTTTGGTGTGACGGCAACCCGCTATCGCTGCGGCAACTTCCTGCCACTTGCTAACGCGCGATGGACAGCCAAGTGGGATGACCTTGGCGTTCCTGAGATCACCAACAATTCCTGCTTGTTTGCCATTATGCTAACCAGCACCACCAGCACCGGGACGCTGCGCGCTACTGGCAAGATTGTACACGGCTAAGTCATGGCCGACATAAACGGCGGCATGGGAATGTTCGGAGAGGACGCCTCCGGCGTATTCTTCGAGGACGGCCTTGTCGCTGATCTTGTGTGGGCCGAGTTTGTTGAACCGGTTGCGGCTGGGAACAACATAACTGGAAGCGCAAGTTTAACATTTACGCCAACCGCTTCGATTATCGGGCGGGGGCAAGTCACAGCATCGTCAACGCTGACATTCACGCCAACGGCTTCAGTGAGCGGCGTTGGGCAGATTACAGCCACCTCAAGCGTTACATTCACCCCTTCCGGCGCGGTAACAGGCCAAGGGGCTATTTCAGGGGCATCAAGCCTCACGTTCTCCCTAACGGGCAGCGTTTCTTCTGCATCGGTCGGGCTTACCGGTTCGTCGTCGATCACATTCACGCCTAGCGCCACGATCACCGGCAAGGGCGCGGTAACTGGCACAAGTTCAATTGCTTTTGCTCCACCCGGCGCGATTGCCGGAATTGGCGCTATCAGCGGCTCAAGTTCGATCACGTTTGTTTCAACGGCGCTAATCGTTGATCCACCCGTTCCCATTGTCGGGTCAAGTTCCATCACGTTCACGGTAGCGGGTTCGCTAGTCATTCCGCCATCCACACCTCCAACCTTTAGCCGGTTCATTCGGCCATTTCTGTATGACCTAGCAGCATGACGCCTGCGTATATCAAACACCGCGCTGAGATTATCGGCATCCTGGACGAACGCAAATTCCCCCATTGGTGGGTTGAGAACGAAATCAGCGAAGGCCGGATTGCCCTGCTGGATAACGACACTGCGATCATCGCGGTTGAGAAGAAGGTTTACCCAGGCGGTTACGTGGAATTGCACGGCATGTTCGCAGCCGGGGAACTCGACGGGATTCTGGAATTGAACGAC